GGGGAGAACCCCCTTCCGTCCCACTACTTATCAGGTAGAATCCACTGAATTAGATTGGTGAACAATCTTTTTCGGTCACTTCAGTGGTTATCGTCAGTGATGATGATATTCATAATTTCCCTCCGGTGTTTTCACACTTTTCAGTGAAAATGCAACATACTATCTGAGTTTAGGTTCTTGCCTTTATTCGGAACTGTATTAACTTAAGTTTTACTTAATATTGAACGACTTAATTCGTCTCAAGTCACTTAGGATTAAGTATTTTGATTTTAACTTAAATTTTTCCTCCAATAATTTATTCTTCTTTTATCCTTAGTTTAATTTATTTATTAAAGTTGTATACGCATTTTATTTTGTGTGATTTATCTTAATGTTACAATGAGGTTTTATCGTAGAATGCAAAGATTCTCTTTATTGCCCAGTCCTCACAGGCGTGTTGTATTTCTATTATTTTATCTCATACAAATTTTGTGCGTGTGCATTACTTCTATATTATGTCCTTATGCAAGTTATACCATACGTCGCTTTACACTATGTAAACAAATAAACAAAATGCGAGTTGACAAATGGTAGAGTCCGCAAAAACATTTAAAACAAAATGGACTCGACTGAGATAGCTCTGTAACTTGTATATGTCTTCGCCCGATCGACTTTTCTAGGGTATTGACACCGATGATTATACGTGTCTCTTATTCATAATCAATCAATTTTTATCTACTTACTTATGGTCACAATGAAAGTTTTTTACATTAGCGCTGTCAAACCTTTTTACTCTCAAGCCGATGCCGTGCCTTTCGTTCGCAATCGCCAAGCTGAAGTTGGTGCTGTACACTTTTTATTAACTCATTCCCTTCAGGAATTTGTTAATCATGATTTTAACGTTAGCTACTTAAATTTGTGTTATCATAATGAAAAGATTGCCACATTCATTAAACTTAAACATCAAACTGTTTGTGGTATTCCTTCTCGATTGTTAGGTTTAACTAAAATTCCTGGTGTTTCTATTCGCTTAACTTTTGCTGAATTCCGTGCGTTTAGAAATGCTAATGATACGTATGCCTCTTATGTTTCTGATTTGTTTGAACTTTGGGAAATTCCTGAAGCCCAAATTTTAGATTTCTCTGTTCTATCGTCCTATTTTATGGCTAAAACCGATTCCTCTTTGTCAAATGTGTTAGATGAAGCCAAAAATATGATGCAAAAATTTCAAGGTGATACTGATGGTTTTATTCCCCTTGTTGGTATTATTTCCCACTTCTATACTGCTTCTCTTTCTACTTGGAAAGATATAGTTGCCTCTATTCTTGTTGTATGTTCTATTTATCGTCTTGGAGATTTGAATGCATTAATGAAATTGATCCATTCTTTTCTTCCAAAAAATGTACCTGAATCCCAATCTCTTAGTGAAATGGAAGATGGTTGGACTGTTGGTTTCCCTGTTTTAGCAACTCTTGCTTCTATTCTTATTCTTAAGAAAATTCCCACTTCTTTGTTCCTTAAAAATATGATTTCTAACTCCTCTAATGTGTCTCGTCTCTTAGCTACAGGTCCTCAAGCTTTTAGTAATTTGATTGTCATCTTCGAATATGTGTATGATTATGTTTTGTTGAAGGTGTTCGGTAAACAACGTCAACATCTTGCTGATTTGGAAACTATGATAGATGGTTTAACAGAATGGGAGTCTGCTGTAAATGATGTGTTAGCTTTAGATTTTAGGTCCCAAATAGTTAAGTCCCGTGATGCCTGTCTCCAAATTGAGAAGTTGTTCTTTGAAGGTAATAGATTATCTAATCAACTTAATAAACTCCATTTAGATACTACCCAAAAAGTACATTTTAATAGAATCCACAACCAAATCTCTAATCTTTATACTCTTGTGGATAATATTGGTGCTACTCCTTATGAGCCGCGTGAAGTTCCAATTGCCTTATATATAACTGGTAGTACTGGTGTTGGAAAATCTACTATGACCCCTCTTATTGCTTTAGAATGTATGAAACTTATCTCTCCTTCTCTTGTGTTAGACTATAATAATCAAGTTTACTATCGTAATGTCACTCAAGAATATTGGGATGGTTATCAAAATCAATCTGTTACTATTTATGATGACTTTGCCCAATTAAAAGATAGTCAAACTGCTCCTAATTTAGAATTGCTTGAAATTATTAAAACTGGTAATATTGCTCCTTATCCTTTACATAAAGCTAGTTTAGCCGAGAAAAGTAAATCGTTCTTTAACTCCAAATTCATAATATGTACCTCTAACCAAAAGCGTCCCGCTGTTTCTTCTCTTGTCGCTCCTGAAGCTGTTTATCGTCGTTTTGCTATCGCAGCTGAAATGTTTCTTGATCCTCGTGTAACAACGTGTGGTAAGCGTGATCCTAAAAAACAACAAGCAGTTCTTGGAACTACTGGTTTGGATCCAAATACTGTGCGTTTTAATGTATATAGTTTGAATGATTATGGCACTATTTTTGGTGATCTCTCATTCAAAGAATATATATCTCTTGTGTCTCATGCTTATAACAAATCTGGTGCTGTTGATAAGCAACTTCTGTCCTATATTGCTTCCGAACAGGAGAAAATCCGTAATGCAAAACCCCAAACTTATATTCCTATTGTTGCTGCTCAATCTGTGGATGATCCTGTTTTACCTATAGAATATTTTGATGATGCTGATTATGAGCAATTTGCTGAAAACCCTATAGTTGAATTACACTCTCACTTTAAATTGTTAGCTCCTATTCATAATTATTATGAACAATACATTCTTGATCCCGTTTCTACTACTAAACTACTTCTTGAACGTAAACTTATCCAATGTCGTGAATTCGTAGCATCTAATTATAATTGGTCTTTTAGTATTTTAAAACATCCTATAGTTTTAACTGCTGGTTTGTTGTTAGGTCTGTTAACCGCTTATGTTACTTATAAGAAATTTTCTACTTCCAAAACTTCTGTTTCTTCCGTCCCGATTGGTGAAATGTCTAGTGGTGATTCTAAAACCGCTCGTGTTGTGCGCCCTGTTGTTGAAATGTCTAGTGGAGATGTTAAAACTTCTCATGTGTCTCGTCCTGTTGTGGAAATGTCGAGTGGTGATTCTAAAACTTCTCGTCTGGTGCGTCCTGTTGTTGAAATGTCGAGTGGTGATTCGAAAACTTCTCGTTTAGTTCGTCCTGTTGTTGAAATGTCTAGTGGTGATTCCAAAACGTCTCGTGTTGCCCAACCTGTTGTTGAAACTGTGGAATCTGAAGGTATTTTAGATCAAAATTCCTATGAAATCGTTAATTATGCTCTTCCTTATAATACTTATAGATTGTATACCAAAACTGGTGATGAAACAAAACAACGTTTAAACGGTGTTTTTATTCATGGCCGCTCTCTTCTTACTGTAGCTCACTTTCTTCCTTATTTTGACAATTGTGATTTCGTTATATTAAAAGGAATCAAACAAGAATTTGTTATTCCTCGTAATGAAATTTCAATTGCCCAAATAAAAACTACGTATGGTGAGGATAAAGATGCTATTCTACTTAGTTTGCCTAGATATATTCCTCCTCACAAATCTCTACTTAAATACTTCTGTCAACGTTCTGATTTGTCTCGTTATACTTCTGTTCCTATTTGTCTATTTGTTTTGCAAGAACAACAAAATCAGCTTATTATGTCTACAACTCCTACCCAAGCTGATAGTATAGATGGTCTTACTTATGTAAGCGGTGCAACTACCCTTGTAATGCGAAAAGGATATAAATATCGTTCTCGCACTGTAAAGGGTGATTGTGGCGCGCTGTTAGTAGCTGAAGCTCCGTCAATTGTTCGTAAATTGATAGGGATTCATGTTGCTGGTCAACCCGGATTTGGTTATGGATTGTCTTTGACCCGTGAAGATATTCAACAAGCTCTCGACTGTTTTCCCTTAGAGTCAACAATTGGTGATGCTGATATTCCGATCGCTCACTGTGGTCACTACACTCCTGAAGGTTCCTTCTCTCCCATAGGTGTAAATAAGGAAACTTATATGCAACCTATGCGTACTACTATCCGTGAATCTCTTATACACGGAAAAATAGCCCCAATAACTACTGCTCCTTCCCAATTGCGTCCTTCCCTCTTAGTTAATCCGCTCGAAGTAGGTTTAAAGAAAGCTGGAATACAACCTCCTTATATTCCGCAAAAATATTTAGATAGAGCCTATAAGAGTATTAAAAGTAAATTCCTCCATAATAATAAACGTTTTTGCCGTAAATTGTCTCGTGATGAAGCTGTTGCAGGTATCGAAGGTGAACCCTTTATCTGTAGCATGAACCGCCAAGCTAGTTCTGGTTTCGGTTGGTTGAAGAAAACGCCTCCTAACTATCCTGGAAAAACTTATTGGTTAGGTGCTGAAGAAAATTTCAAGATTGATGAAGAAGTTCACTCAGCTCTTGATAATTTTGAAACGTGCTTGAACAATAATGTGCGTTTGCCCGTTGTGTGGATTGACACATTGAAAGATGAACGTCGGTCTTTGGAAAAGGTGAAAGCTGGAAAAACGCGAGTTTTTGCTGCTGGTCAGATGGATTATATTATTCTATTTCGCCAATATTTTCTGGGTTTTATAGCTGATACTATGGAACGTAGAATTGATAATGAAGTAGGTGTAGGTATTAATCCTGAAGGTCCGGATTGGCAAAAATTAGCTCTCCATTTAACGAAGTTTAGTGATAATGTAATAGCTGGTGATTTCTCTAATTATGATGGTTCCCTATCTGCTCAGGTGTTGAAATTGGTACTTGATTTGGTCAACGAATGGTATGATGACGAATTTTCTAATCATAGATCTTTGATCTTTGAAGAAATTTGTCATTCTATCCATATCAATGGCTCTAATCTTTATCAATGGACTCACTCTCAGCCTTCTGGTAACCCCTTTACTGCTGTCCTTAATTCTATTGCTAATATGATTTATAACCGTGTTTGTTTTTATGCTTTAACTGAAAATACCCCATTAGCTGGTCAAAATTTTGAATCTTATGTTAGTATGATTGCTTATGGTGATGATAATATTCTAGGTGTCCATCCTGATGCTCATGAATATTTTAATTGTGCTAGTTTAACTCGTGCTATGTCAAAATTTGGTATGACGTACACTGATGAGAAAAAGACTGGAATGATCAATGATTTTAGACGTCTTGATCAAGTCAGTTTTTTGAAACGTTCTTTTGTTTTGCGTAACGCTCTCTGGCGTGCTCCTCTCGAATTAGAAGTTATATTGGAATCTCTTAATTGGATTCGTGGTCCCAATAATGATAAATTGTCTCTGGAACAAAATTTACAGACTCAATTGGAAAATTTAGCTTGTCATGGTCCTGAAATTTTTAACCAATGGATTGTAACGATTGAAAAAGCTGTACAATCTGTTAATTTGCAATTTCCTTTTAACACTTATGAAGGTTATGAGGAATTGCTCTTATGTCGCTATTTCGCCTTATGAAACTTGGAATGGTCCGTCTTATCTTATAGCTGTCCCTTAAGACTTTCGCGAATCCAAGTAGGAATTAATACTTCTTGTAACTTGTTCCTAGTGGAGAATTATTTAATTCTATTGACTAATGTTTGCCACTCTAAATATAGGATATTAGTCCAGCTCATCCGTAACTTGTTAGTTAACCATGTTATTTCCGATGTAAAATTTTGCTTAACTGCCGCCTTACTTACTACTATTGGTTCTGCCGTTGCAGAAAACTTGATCCAAACTGGTATTGAAAACTTGACCACCACTGTCTCCGGACTTGCCCTTGGCAGTGATGATGAACAAAACAGAACGGCTGAAGTACTTCCTCCGCGGGGTTCAACACAAATGGTTCAGAAAGAACAAGTAACCACATTCAAAGATGATAATGTCATATCCTCTTTTCAAATGTCTGGTTCTCTTTCTACTGTTTCTAATAACCTCACGAAAACCGAAGTAAATAATTTAGCTTCTCTGTTGGCTCGGCCTCAGATCGTTGCGACTGGCGAAGTTAATTCAGGCTTTCTAGAGCTACCACTAACACCTACTATTCAACAGGATGTTACTGGTTTAGCTCTGGCTCGTCTTGAGTTTCCTGATGCTTTGTTTGCTGCACCTCTTATACAATCAAAATTAGATTACTTTTCCTTCTTTAAAGCTTCTATTTGTATGAAAGCTGTATTTAACGCTCCTCCCTTTGTCCAAGGAAAGATCTTAGCAGTTGCTCGTCCTTTCTATCGTGATACTAACCTTGATTTTGCTCGCAATAGCGTTGCTGGTCTTACAGGTTTTCCTCACGTGGAGATAGATTTAGCTTCTGGTAATTCTGGACAAATTAAGATGCCATTCTGCGCTCCTTTTCATGCTTGGGATTTAGTCAACTATGCAAATACAGACACTAGTACCTTCACTTATTTCCTATATGTTTTAAATGAAGTTACTACTGCTGTTTTGCCTGTTGCTATTCCCTACACTATCTATGCGTGGTTTGAAGATGTAGAATTAACTGTGCCCACTCCTCAACGTGCTAGTTTAACTTCTTCTTCTTTTGTATCTTCTCCTACAAGTAAATTTAGACAACGTTTACCATTGCCTCAAGCGCAAGTTTTAGACAATGATTTACCTCCACACCAAATATTTGCTAATCTCCCGGCTGCTGGCTTTACAAACTCAGCTGGAGCAGATACAGGTGTAAGTCTTTCTTTACAACCCAGTGAGATGGTTCCTTCTCATGACATCATTACTTCTCAGGATGAGATGGATTTGAAGTATGTGTGTATGCGTGAATCCATGTTGGATAGATTTCTCTTTTCGACTACTGATGACGTATTTGCACAAATATTTCAAACTTCCGTTTCTCCAAATGTTTGTCAACATCTCCCTGGTCCAAACGCAGATGTGTTTTACCCTACGGTTTTAGCATATACTTCTTCTATGTTTGCTTTTTGGCGTGGTACTATTCGTTATCGAGTTAGTGTCGCAAAAACTGCTTATCATTCTGGAAGGCTGCGTTTGTCCTTTATTCCTGTTGTGAAAACTTTTGTTGTCCCTACAGGAACTGAACTATCTAATGCCTATTCTGTAATATGGGATCTTCGTGAATCCTCCGATATTACTATTGATATACCCTTTGTATATCCATTAGATATGGCTCCTATTTCTGGTCTTACTGGTATTGATTCTGTTCAACCTGAATTATCTACTGGTTTCTTCGAAATTACTGTTCTAAATCCTCTTCGTGCTTCTGAAACCGTTGCGCAGCAAGTTTCTTGTAATGTTTGGGTTTCTTCTCCCGACATGTGTTTTGCTGTTTCGCGACGTGTTCCTGGTATTCGCCCTTATCTCTCTGGTGATGTCCCGACTTTATTAAACGTAGATGTTAATTTTCCTACAACTCGTGCTCTAAATTTCAATGAGAATAGTTTTGAATTATCTTGGGATATTGACAATTCTGTTGCTCCGTCACTTCCTATAGAGAATCAAGATTATATTGTTGAGTTTTCTCCTGCAATTTCGTTTAATCTTAGAACTACATTAGGTAATAGCCCCATCGTCCGTTCCGTTCTTAAAGCTCGAACCCTCCCTGGAAATGATTTTGCTATCTATTCCACTACTATACTACAATCAGAAATAGTTAGTGGTGGTGCTGTCAATGAACCTGTAACTGCTGATAATCTTCAAGCTTTAGGTGTTGTATCCGCAACCTATAGTTTTGGAAATATTCAAGCGCAAGTTCTTGGCGATGTAGCCGAATCAAATTCAACAACTGAAGCAGTGCATTCTATGGAATTCATGCCTATGATTTCATCTCCTATGCCGAATATGGTCACTAGTGAACTAATTACAAACTTTAAAGATATCGCAAAACGACATACTTTGACGTTTGAGTTTGCTGGTGGTGAATTATTCTATCCCAACTACTTCAAAAATGTTATTCCTAATGGACAAGAGGCACAAATTAGCCTATTAGAGTTTATATCTCAACTTTACGTCATGAACTATGGTTCTCAAAGTTTCAAGATGTTTAGTACAGATATAAATTCTCCTCTTGTCGTATCCCAAACAATTAATGGTATTGTTGCCGCTCCTCCCTCTTCTTTAACTTCCATTAATGTAAATTCTGATATGCTTTCTGCTGTTCATTCTTCCTTAAATAATTTTCTAGAATTTCGTACACCTCATTTCTCTAATTCTGTTCATCGTGTTAATTCTCTTAAAATTACTGAAGACCTGTACGCCCCTGCGATTTCTGTAGCTGGTGGAACTACTGTAAATTATTTACTTAGAGCCGCTGGTGAAGATTTTTCTTTTGGCGTATTGGTTGGAGCTCCTGCTGTGGTGTTTATCAATGACAACTTACCTCAAACTGTTATTGATTTCTCTACAGCAACTAACTTAATATATAATAGTAGTACAAGATTTCTTACTTTTACAATTCCTAATGTAAATGTCCCAAATGGTTCTTACCGTTTTTATCTTGCTACCGACCTTATATTTGATTATGTAACGCTTACTGGGTCAAATCCTGTCATTCGATCCTCGATTAACGGTTCTATCAATGTGTTGGAAAATGTTTTCTCAACAACAATACTTAGTTCAGAAATTGTTAATCCGGGAGCCCTTGATGCTGCTGCGACCCTTGCTTCTATTCAAGCTAATGCTTTAATAGTTGCTGGTTATACATCAATCTAGTTATGTACCCACTGAAGTTTTTCTCCGTTCGACGGTTTCTTCAGATTCCTTAAATCCTGATAAAATTTAACTTAACTTTCATTATTGAATAATTTGGTAATATTTGTAGTATTATTAAATCTATTTTAAATTAAGGTAGTGTTCAAAGCCCACTTAGCTTGGAGTATTTTAACTTAAACTCTGTTTAATTAACATCCCCCAAATTAGGTCTTTTCTAAAA